GGGTGCCCGTAGGTGGTAATTATCTGCTGCGCGTAAGAGCACGAGATAATGCGGATGTTTCCTATGCGGATACCGAGATGCTGGAGATGGCCATCGGCATGGTGGATCAATATAATCCGTCTGACTACAGCAATTTTGGCGCGGTCGCTACCGCACGGGATGCTGGTCAGGCGCTACTTGCGTCCAATCCCACCATTGATCGGCAGGCGGAGGTGGATGAGGCGGCGCAGGCGATCTTCGACGCGATCGGCGCGCTCGAATGGGCAGAGGGGCACCGTAATAACCCAATCCCATACCGGCACCTGATGTCGGTGACCGAGGGGCTGTACTACAGCTACAACGGCCACATCTATCGATGCCTGCAATCTGCATCCAGCAGTATGATGATCCCGGGCACAGCCCCGCGTTACTGGGAGGAAGTTGCATGATCTATAGCCAGGCAGCAGCCGCAGCGGCGCATCTATACCTTGCGGCAGCAATCACCATATCGATACTGGCCGTGGCGCTGGCCGCCACGGCTATTATCATAGCTCTATCAATTCACAATGAGAGGAGGTGCAACCAATATGGCAGGAGTATCTCAGGCAATCCTCGTGATCATCGTGTGCGCGGCCATCGTGCAGTTTATCGTCGACCGCATCAAGGACATCATGCCAGCTAAGGTGATGCAGTACGTTAAGCCCCCGGTATGGGCACTTGTCGTCGGCGTCGTCGTGGCACTGCTGTTTGGCCTTGATATTTTCAGCGCGTTGGGCCTTGCGGCTCGTTGGCCAATCGTCTCACAGATCATGACGGGCCTTATGATCTCAGCCGGGGCAGTCCCGGTACATGAGCTGATCGCCAAGCTGCGCGAGTTGCGTAGCGACACCAACATGGCCGCTTGATCATTACATTATTAGGAGGACATCATTATGGCAAGCAAGACTAATACCGGGCTCGTGGCTTACGCTAAGGCGCAGGTCGGCAACCCCTACTGGTACGGCACGTTTGGTCAGGTCGCAACCGAGGCGCTCCTTAAGTCCAAGATGGCGCAGTACCCCGGCCAATTTGAGGGCAGCCGACCGGCGACGGCACGGGCTAAGCACATTGGCAAGCGCGTGCATGACTGCTGTGGCTTGATCAAGGGCTATCTCTGGTGCAGCACGCCCACGAGTGCGCCCAAGTATGTCGCCGCGCAGGACGTCAACGTCGGCGGACTCAAGCAGCGCTGTAAGACCAAAGGCGGCATCAAGACAATCCCAGACATCATCGGCTTGCTGCTGTTTCGAGGCACATCCCATGTTGGTATCTATATCGGCGACGGCTGGGTGATCGAGGCCAAGGGATTTGACCATGGTGTCGTGCGCAGCCGCCTTGAGGATGGCAATTGGGATACATGGGGTAAGCTGGATTGGATCACGTATGAGGCTGCCAAGCCCGTGCAGCCGGACAAGCCCGTCACCAGCAGCATCGTCAAGGGCAGCCGCGTCAAGGTCAGGGATGGGGCCAAGACCTACGACGGCAAGGGCGTCGCGTCGTTTGTCTACGGTAACACGTACACCGTAGACGAGCTCAAGGGTGACCGCGCTGTCCTTGACCGCAAGGGCATTTGCACGGCCTTTAGGGTTGGCGACCTGACGTTGGTATCCGGCGGGAGTGCGCCCGCAAAGACGGTCACCAAGGGCTGCCGTGTTAAGGTTAAGACGGGGGCCAAGACCTACGATGGCAAGGGCGTTGCGTCGTTTGTCTACGGTAACACGTACACCGTAGACGAGCTCAAGGGTGACCGCGCTGTCCTTGACCGCAAGGGCATTTGCACGGCCTTTAGGGTCGTAGACCTGGTCGTGCAGTGATCCTATTTTGGGTTGACATTGCCGCTCATTTGCCGTAAGATATGAGCATGAGATGATTCTCATGCCGCCGTCCATTTCGGGCGGCGTGGATTGAAATGGTATCGTATCATAATGTTGTACGAGCCTATCGCTTCGACGGCAGACTGGCCCATTTGGGCCAGTCTGTTATTTTGTGCCTATCCGAGGATGCCCCCTTACAATTATGATTGAGAGGATAGATCACAATTAACAGTTTTATTGGTTGGATCGGCGGCAAGAGGGCGTTGCGCAAGGAGATTATATCGCGCTTTCCTGCCGGTCAGATCAGCAGGTATATCGAGGTGTTTGGCGGGGCCGGTTGGGTGCTGTTTGGTAAGCCTCAGCAGCCCGGCCAGCTGGAGGTATATAACGACATCGACGGCGATCTCGTCAATCTCTATCGCTGTGTCAAGTATCACTGCGAGGAGTTGCAACGCGAGCTCTCCGGCCTGCCCGATGCCCGCGAGTGTTTCTTCGACATCCGGCATCAGCTTGAGGTTGGGGGGCTTACGGACATCCAGCGGGCCGCGCGGTATTATTATATTATCCGAGAGAGCTATGGATGCGATAAGCAGACGTATAAGACCAGCGAGGTCGTGCTTGATCGCGGTATCAACTACCTCCCGCAGGTGCAGGAGCGCCTGCGCAAGGTCAAGATCGAGCATCGGGACTTTGCACCATTGATCCGTACCTATGACCGGCCAGACGCATTGATCTACTGCGACCCGCCTTATGTTGACACAGAGCATTACTACGACGCGCCTTTTACGCGCGCTGACCATGAGCGTTTAGCCGCCGTTTTGGGTGCAATTAAGGGGCGGTTTATTTTGTCGTATAACGATGATCCATATATCAGGCAGTTATATGATGGATGTACCATCGAGGGCCTCGTCAGGGGCAATCATCTGGCATCTCAGGGTAATACGATCCCTTATAGGGAGATAATCATCCGTAATTATTAG